ACTAATATTCTTAATCAAGAAACATTAGTTGCTGAAAGAGATGCTTTTAATGTTGGTAAAGGTAGGTTTGTTCCTGCTGCACATAGAAGGCGTACTCTTAACTTATCTGAAAATCCTGAGTTCAATGAGTTTATGGAATCAGATGTATTTGTTAATATGTCTAATGCAAGTAAGTCAGCATCTCGATATATTACTTATCAAGATTTCTTAGGTGATAATAATGAAAAGGTTAATGAGTTACTCAATCAAGCTATAGAAGAAGGTGTACCTGCTGAGCAAGTAAATAAAGTAGCATCTCAAATGCAAGATTACTTAGATGCTGAATCAGGTAACTATAAGAGACTTAAGAATCAAACGCTTGCTAATATACAAAAGAACTTAGGTATATGGACGACTGTTGCAGGATTACCTCTTGCTACTTTGTCATCGTTTGTTGAGTTAGCTATTACAACTATTGGCTTACCTCAAGGTATGGTGTTTACTACTATACGTAATGCTGGTAAAGAAATGGCTGAGGCATTATGGGGAACCATGATGGACCCAAGGTTTAATAGTACTAATAGACAAGTTGGTAAAGAAACTAGACAAGCTAATATTAAACGCTTAGGTTTCTTTGACTGGGATGTTGGTGCTGCACAATCGGTAGGTGCTACTGAAAACACACATGCTTCACGTCATCTATTAGATAAGTATTTTAAGATTATCGGATTACAACAGTGGACTGATTATACTCGTAGTATTCGTGCATCGATAGCTGACGACTTTATTTTAAACCACCTTAGTACTATTATGGACTATCGATTTGATACTTCAGGTAAACCTAAAACAAATGATATCCAAGAATCAGAAGAACATCTTAGAAATTTAGGTATTAATATAGATCGTTTAATTGAAATGCAATTATCAAGGACTGCCTGGACCCCTGAGGTTTCAGCAGAGTTTGATCGTATGATGAATGAAGCTACATTCAATTTTGTTAATATGGCTATTGCATTACCAGGTACTGCTAATCGTCCTTTGTTTTATCAGAATCAACACTTAGCTTTATTTACACAGTTCCAAGGTTTCATTGGTACATTTACTGCTAATCAAATACCAAAAATGTGGGGTGAATACATTAAACGCGGTACACCTGCAATGAAGTATAATGCCTTTGCTGTTATGGCAACAATGCTATTACTTGGTTTTGTATCTCAGTATTTAAAAGATTTATTAAAATACGGCGAGCCTTCACCATACCTTGACAATATGGAAAAGTTTCAAAGAGGTGTAGGTTCTTCTGGATTACTAGGCACTGGTGAAAGGGTTATAAACTTTATCTACCCAATATACGAATCGTCTTCTGATAATCCGGCTGAGTGGTTCTTTAATACTATCTCAGGTGAAGCAGCATCTTTATCGAATGTTGCACGTGTATATGGCGGAGCAGGTAAAATAATAGAGGGTCGAACAGATAAAGGCGTATATGATATACTTAAAACTACCCCATTATTGGGACCGTTTAATCAACTTAATAGATCAATTGCTAGCATATTTGAATAGGAGAAAACCTCATGGCTAAATTTACAAGACCCAGTGTAATACCTGGTGCTAGTCCGGTACTACCTACTGAAGGTAAGGTTAGCGATTTTGCAGATATACTTAGTATGCCTGTACCTACGCAGCCAACTGAGGTAGCTCCTACGGAACCCGTACAGACACCTCAATCTGCTGCACCTATAATTACTACACCTCCAGTGGCTGAAGCTGGTGGTGATCCTCAGATGGAACCTATGGCTATGCCAGAGGCCTTACCTACTGAGCCTACTATAGAAGATCAACAAAGAGAATTAGAAAGGATACCGGCTTTAACCGAAAGATTAAATGTTACTAGCTTAACACCATCTTCTTTTAAGTCAGACCAACCTATCTCTATTGCGTTACAGCGTGGTAGCAATACAACAAATGTGTTAACTAATAATCTAGCTGCTTCTCTTACAGCTGGTGAAACAGAAACTATTAGTCAGTTTCCGGAAGCTACATTATCTAGGACTGATAAAATAAGTGGTACAATTATACCGCCTACTATACCTCTTACAAGAGATTCAAATGTAAACCTTTCAGCTAAAGGTATATTCTTTGATCCTCGTGTGCTTGATGCGGGTAAATATAATCAGGACACGGGACGAATAGGTATTGATCCAGAGTTTGGTAATATTATGTCGCTAGTTACAGAGTCATATTTACATAATCAAATGGTAGCTAATGAAGAATCTGCAGCACCCCCTGGTAGTGAGCTAGATGATCCAACAGAAAGCTCAGCTCCTGGTGTACCTACAACTACAATAGCTAAAGCTAAAGGTCGTGAAAGACTTGGCAGAGAAATCTATCAAGAATGGAAACGTCAGTCAGCTGTTAATCAGGGTAGACCATCTGATGATTACTTAAAAGATATTGATGCAATTTCACCAGAGACATTTACTTTTATAGGTGATATGGCAAAGGAGGTTTATTCTAAAGCTAATCCAGATATATTAGTAAGAGATGATAGTCAGGTAGGTGAGCCTGGTGGTCAAGTATATTTTCAACTAACATCTGAAGGAGCACTAGAGCTAGAGCGATTAAACAATAGCTTTAAAGGTTTATTTGCTTTACCCGATATACCACCATTAAATGCGCCATCAGCTACAGCACAACCTGTATTTGAAAGTCGTACAAGGGTTCGCCCAATTACAACTAAGATTGGTGATATGAAAGATATCTCAACTTTACAAACCTCTATTGCTAACTATAATAAAGTTGCATATATTAATGATCCTATACGAGAAACAACTACAATGATGGTAGGTATGTTAGGATTATTAAATGCTAAAGTTTTGACTAATCAATCCTATTCTAATATGTTAGATATCGGTGATAAAAAATTAGCTGAACTAATGAATGAAAAAGAACGGCTTAAAAATATAGCAATAAGAAATAAGTCTGAAGAACAAATGCAGCAAGCCTTAGCATATGATCCAATAAAAATATTACAAAGCGAACGAGAAAAAGCAGTTAATATTTTATCAGGTATCGCAAAGTATTCAGGTAAAGAAAACTTTTTAACCCTTTCAATACAAGCACTTACTGGTCGAACTCATGTTCAGCAGACTGTTTATAACCCTCAATCACATAAGGTCGTTAGAGGTGTTGTAGGTAGTGGCAATGTATTTAAATGGAAAGTAGGTAGTGGTGGTAACTTAGAAAATGCTTGGAAAGAAATTATTGCTACAAGACTTTTTAAGAAACCGGGTATTGGTAAAGCTAAAACACTGAGTACACCTGAGCGTATTAACTTATTTGAAAGTAGCGTAAGTAATAATACTAACGAGTATGTTCAAGCAGTAGCTTGGGGTAATGAGCTTATTCAAGCAAACGAAAATTTTGATACTGCTGGTGCTAAAGAAATATTTATTAGATTACGAAATGCTAACACACCTGAAGAAGCTACTACTATTAAAAGGGAAATGCAACAAAGGTTTGGTAATGATCCTTTATCAGGACCGCTAAAAGCAGCGCTTGCAAGCCATGGAAAAGAATTTGCTATGGTAGCGGGGTATTATATTGAGCTTGCTAAGTATGACAAAGCATTAAAAAGTAATACAGAATCTGGTAAACAATTTGTATCTACTCTTACAGTAGAACAAGATGGAATGACCCATGGCCCTGCAACTAACGCAATACTATTAGGCATACCTGAGATGGCAAAGCGTGGTGGATTTATTCGTACTCAAGACTTTACAGCTACTGATGAAATAGATTTGCGAGATGCAATGAAAAATGTTATGGTTGATACTGTTTCAGATCAAGCAGGTTCATTATATCCTCAGGAACAAGCGGCTGAGTATAAGGAAATACTTGAGTTAGCCGTGCAAGATAAAGATAACTTTTTGAAAAAATCACCTATGACTATGGGTTATGGGCAAGAGCTTGCATCATTAAAAATGCATGTTGAAACTACTGTATTTACTGGGCCACAAGGAAATGCTATACGAGCTGTTGCTGAAAAAATAAATATATCACCTGATGATGCTATTGATTTCTTACATGCTATGCTAGTTGATTCTATATTTAATGTACTTGATTCAAAGGTTATTAATACTGGAAGATTGCTAAAAGCAAACGCTTTATTTTCTACAATTACTAATGAACTACTTTACTTTGATAATGCTATGGGCTTTAGAAGCTATGCTGCTGGAAAGCAAATGGTCCCGGAACTTACCCGACAAACATCTTTTTCTTGGAGACCAGAGGAAGGCCAGACTAAAGGAAAGAAAGTTTCTATTGAGTTATATAAAGACCAGCCCGAAGCATCTGCAGTTAGACCAGGAATGGGACCAGGTGGTTATACCTCTGGACGTATTCAACCTATTGCTGTTCAATCGTATGATGGCAATATGGTATCTCGAACAGCAGGTCAAGCATCTTGGAATACAATAACTAATAGTGTTCCTCAAGGTGGTAAGCCATTTGTGTTACCTATCTTTGATGCTTTTGTTACAGACTTAGGTAGCTTTAATTCAGTTAGACAAGAATCTAATAAGCATTGGGCACAAGCTATTCAAGAGCATAGCTATGTCAAGTCTATCTTTGAAGATTGGTATAGTGAAACTATGGAAGCCACTCAAAATAAACTTGCTAAAAACCCTGAAGGAATAATAGATTGGTCTGCAGCAAAGAAGGGTGAGGGCTCTTTTAGAGGATTAGCATTTCAATTTTTATTAGATGAGGTTTATAATCTTCAATTATCTTTTGCAAGAACTATTAAGTATAGATCAAAACAACCTGGTGAAACTGTAAAAGATTATAAGAAAGGTTTAAATAGGTATGCTAAGCAACTAACTGACAATGTAATTAAAGCAGCCACATCTTCTGGTATAAATTTAGATGCTGAAACAATTACTAATGCTCAAGCCCTTATGTTAATTAAGCTGATAACTAATGAGCTTGAACTAAGTAACAGAAATCGAGCAGCTGTTAAAACAATTACTCAAGATAAAAATGAGATGATGAAAATGGTTCGCTTAGAACCTCGGAACGTAGATCTTTAACGGCATGTAACCCCTAAGGTTACTAAAAAAAATAAACCCCTAAGAGTACCATCACGGTATTCTTAGGGGTCTTTTTATTTCTTTTCAACTTCTATTAAATAATGTTCATTGCCAGTAATTATCTGAACAATGTATAAACAAAGCCATGCACAAAGCATAAAGGGTGACGCTATAAAATTAGTCAGCGTTGATTTTAGAGAAGGCTTCTCGTTTCCAGTCATTGGCGTATTGCTCACCGTCCTCTCCTTTGTTAGCGTAGTATTCTTTTACGCGGTTATATTCTGTTTCAATTATTAATTCATCAAGTTCTCTATCAGTCATAGTATCAGCCAATGCTTCATCCATTCCGAGTTCACTTAATGCTGTCTTGTTATCAGGCTCTAGGCCTAACCTAACAGGTAAAATACCTGCAGGTTTACGCGAAGAAGTAGTCACTGTCTTGCACCTCCTGTATCTCCAGAACTCCAAGCTCTGGTTGTGGGTAGTTAAAATTATCGGGGTTTGTTATAATCATATGCTCTATAACATTAAAGAAGTTCTCGTAGTTATACATCTCTACAAATTTATCTTTAATTATTTGAAGTAAGTTATCAACATCACATGCATGTACACTAAATGAATCGTGCACTGCAGCAAAGTCGTTATCCCATTCTTTAATTACGTTAGCCATATGAGCAGCATCCATAGAGTGCACAAAGTTTGGTGAGATACCTGACATAAACGCACGTATCTTTGGTTTATCAGTGTTCTCTTTACCAACATGCTGAATACGAATAGTATCAGTAGCTTCTTCTGTGCCATCCTCTTTACGAATAACTGGTTTTATTTTACGATTGCTACAACTAATTATAGCCTTTTCTTTAAATTCATTATCTATAAATGATTCATAAATAACGGGAAAGCCAGAAGGGGTCGTCCACTTAATTGCTTTCTGATAAGTTTCTTTAGCATAGTCCGATGCAATTTCAGCTTCTGCAATCTTTTGTAGAAACTTCATAGTTTGTAATGGTCCTGCACAAACTTCATCAATAGCTTTAATTAAATGTTTAGCAAGTAATTGGCAATCTTCTTCTGTAATATTATACTTTTCAAGATAGCCTTCAACATGACAATCAAGATACATATTTTCTGCGATCTTAAGAGCACCTGCGCTATAGGCTCGGGTCATTGAACCACGCTTTGCAATACCTTTACGTATATGTTTCATGGGCATTTGGCGCTCGCTAAACCACTCCGGTAATCTTTTAATAAGATTCTTAGCGCATTGTACATAAAAGTCTTTCTGGATTTCTTGAGGTACTACCCCAACTAATTCAGCAGCTTGTTTATCTTTAGACATTGCAGACAAATGCTGCCAACCATTGTTGCTACCGTCTACTGGTAAGGGTAAGTAAGTATAATATTCATCATCACTATTAAGCGCATTATATATTTCTAATACACAAGCAAGTAATGTTATAGGTTTTTCTGCCGATAATTCAATCCTTTCTTCGGCAGCAATTTGTAATAGCATATCAATATTATTATCGGTCCATGCTTCTCGGTCTTTTAGTGTCATCTTATCAACTGATATATCATCAAGCTCTTCATCTTCTAAGTAAGGTAAATAATCTGTTGATAACCAATTAGGTAATTCATTGCGATTATAAGTTGCATTGTAGCAACAAGCAATATGTATCTTAAGCCTGCGCAAGCCTGCCTCAGTCATAGGTTTACCATTAGCAAATAACATTTGGCCTTTAGCAATATCATTACTTTGGAAATTTAAGAAAGGCGTTGTGTAATATATACGACCTCGGTAATCGGCTTCTGTATATTGATAAAATACTTTGTCATTTATTAGTTCTGATCTAGCCATAGTTAAATCAAATTCAATTATCTTAGACTTGTATTTCTTAGGTAAGTGTTTGTATTGATTAAGTATTTTATTTCTATTTGCTTTAAGAATATCTTTAATTTGGGTATTAATTTTCCACGGTGTTTGCTGTAATACGTCCATGCTTTTAATAAAGTCGCGCTGAGAATATTGTAAAAACTCATTGCTCCTTTGGTCTGTCCAGCCTTTTATTACAGGCCTGTCAGTTGGTTGCATAAGTTTAGTAATGTCCTCGGGTTTATAAAAAGTTGTACCAATTAATAAATCTTTAGAGCCCTCAGGTATATCTAAGTTCCATAACTCTGGTACAACAATATAATGTGTTCGACTTCTTTTTAAACTACGATCCAAACTTTCCATAGGCACAAAGCTGTCATCTTTATTTTTACCTATATTAATTTGGTGTGTTTGGTAGAATGCTTCAATAAATAAATCACCCATCATTACACGAAGCTTAAACCATTCCCAAGGCGGGGATTCTTTATGATAATATTTTATATCGTCAAGAATATGTTCGCCTATTGTTGCACTTAAATGCGTTAAGTTAGCTTCGCCTTGGTATGATTTGTTTCCTCGTATACTGTTACGAGTAAAGTGTTGTTGAATAGTATCCATTGTAAACACTAAGTAGCTCATTAAGTCTGCTTCACTAGATAGCTTTAACAGACTACAAGCAATATGCGCTTTAGCTTTTCTTATTTTCTTCGTTAAGTATTGAAGTTGAGCCTGCATATTTTATCCTATCTACTTTAATTTTAGGCATTAATAATAGGGTACCTGATTCATCCTTATAATGTTCTGCAAAAACTACTCGCTCTATACCACTCTGTAGTATAAGCTTTGCACATTCAACACAAGGTGCTAATGTACAGTATAATGTAGATCCTTCAGAAGACTGTGTGCTACGTGCTAACTTACAAATAGCATTAGATTCCGCATGAATTACTTCGGATCTAGTACTACCATTAGGATGCTTACAGTCATTAGGCATACCCGAAGGCATGCCGTTATAACCCATACTTAGTATGTTATTATCTTTAACAATTACTGAGCCTACTTTGGTGTCCTCATCATAACTCATTTGAGCTACATTAAAAGCTATACCTATAAATAGCTCATCTAGTTTATGCTGATTTGGCATTTTAAATACTCGTAAATGTTTCGTTTAAAGTTGAAGTTAGTCTTCCTGTTTCGGAGCTATAAGCTGCAGCTCCAGCTGTACCAGTTTGTCCAGTAAATCTTGACTTGAGGACTCTAAACTTAATGGTATTCCGTTCTGTATCGTCCTCTGATACAAGGTTTCGTGCAAAGGCAATGATGTCGAACGAGATCTGTTTGATCGAACCACTGCCTTTGATGTCATCGATTGACGCAAGGCTACCCTCCTCAAATGATCGGCTTCCACCTGGTGCTTTTCGTAAATGCGAAATTAGGCCAAGCCATACGTTATGTTTCTTAACTATCTTAAGTAAGTCACTCATTAGCTTATCAACTGCTTCGTTACCACCTAAGCCTTCTGAACCCTCAGATACTGCAATAGTAATATGATCTAGTATAAGATACTTACAACCCATAAGAGCCATGTATTCTATCTTATCTATTAACGAAGTATCAGAACAAGAGCCTTGATGATCTAGTAATACTAGCCGCTCATCTATGAATACTTTCTCAAAACCTTTTCTTAGTTCAGCATTTGATAGTAATCTAATACTATCTGTAGATTTTTCTAAGGCCATCCCAATAAACTTTTCTGCTGTGTCACCAACAGATTCTTCAAGAGATATAAGTCCAACCTTATCTGTAGACTTATCAAGTAATTCAAGAGCAATTTCTTTTATCACAGTTGATTTACCACTACCAGTACCTGAAGTAAACAAAGTTATTTCACCTTGTCTAATTCCTTTTAGTTTATCATTTAAGCCCTCAAGACAATTAGGATATGGTATACTTTCAACAGCTTGCCTAGCTTTAAACTGATCCCATATAGGTTCACCTACTACAATACCTGCTGGTGACCAAGTCTGCGCATCCCAGTAAGCCTGTAGTAATTTGTATGAGCCGTGCTTTATTAGCTCATCACTTGGATCTTTTTCAGTTAGCTTAGCTACTTTGCATCTACCAGCTCCAATAATCTTTGCAGCTTTTTCTACAGCAGCTTTACCAGCTTCATCATTATCAAAGAATAATACAACAGTTTGAAACTTACGAATAAATTCTAGTTGTTCTAGTAATACTTTAATACCTGAAGCTGAAGGTATAGAAACTACAGGATAAACCTTTTGATATTTATCATAGAATGCTTGAGCAACAGCGCAAGCATCTAGTTCACCTTCAGTAATTACTAAAGACTTACCACCCATTGCTGAAGCTTGTCCGAATAATTCAGTACCAGTAAAGCTACCATGAATTCTGAATTCTTTTGGTAGCTTCCGTTCTTTGTATGCTACAACTTTATTATCTTTAGTATATGGATAAAAGTGTGAGCCGCCTGAACCGTCTGGATTAATAGACATTTTAATTCCAAAGTAATCTACAACAGCTTTACTAATACCTCTACTAGTTACTGCAAAGCTATTGAGATCTGTAATTTTATCTATATCACTTTTAAAATGATCCTCATCAACCTCATCAGGCCAAGGACTTGTATTATCTTTATTCATATTATTAGTTACTTTCTTAGTTGAATAGTTACAGGAAAAACAATGAGCCCCATCTTCATAGATTGTAAATGCATCTGATGAATCGCATTTAGGGCATTCAGTTTGCGTGTATCTTGTCATTTCCAAAGCCTTTCTTCTTTAGCTTTTCTTATCTGTTTCCTTTTCAAAGAGCTTTGCAGCTTCTTCTGCATACGCTTGACTTTCTTTGATTTTAGTTGGGTCAACTCTTCCAACTCTGACATAAAGGAACTCTCTTCCTTTAGCGACGATTGTTTTATGTAGTTCTGCATAATACACCTTGTTGTCGTTAAACTCTTCAAAGATACCTTGATATGTATCGAAGAGTGGTTTAATTACATTATCAAGATCAGCCCCTCTATTTGAGAAGCCTGCTACAATATAAAATGAAACATGATCATCCCCGAAAGGCCATTCGACCCCGAGGATTTCATCACGTAGTTCATTTTGATAGTCAATGTACTGCCTCTGCTTTATCGCTTTGTTGCGGTACGTCATGTTGTTTGCCGATAGCGGCTTCACCTGAAAGGTGTGCTCTAATATTTTCATGTTCTTCCCAGGATGTTAACATCCGTAAAAGTTTATATGATATTTCAAGTTGTTTTAAGTTACCACCATAACCACGCCAGGCAGCTTTAACTCTATTCCAGCGGCGTACTTTTGGTATCCCTTTCAAAATCTTTTCAGCTTTCTTAGGACCTATACCTTTAAGTCCTGGTATACCATCAGTATTATCGCCAGTTAAACATTGCAACATAAGATTGTAATGCCCAGTATCATCATCAATAAAATCCCAAGTATCTTTACCATAGTTATAATGGTTACCTGGAATTTGCTTTAAGTCTTTATCAATACCACAAATTACATATTGATCCTCAGCTTCACGTGCTTCATAAGCCCATATGCAAACTAAATCATCGGCTTCCATATTATCAGCGGGTATTGCACCACTTGTAATTGCATATCGATGTAAGAAGTTTAGCTTATCACGTATATCTTGATCTAGGTTAGGTCTATTAGATTTATATTTATCATATAGATCTTTACGAAAATTACCTGTGCCCTTCACTGCATAATAAGTTGTAGCTGTTTCATCTTCATCAAATGGATTACATAACTTATCTTTAACCGTAAGCTCTAGCTTTCTACAAAAGCTGTCATAGTTTTTACGTAGATCTGATTCTGAGGTTGCACCATAAGCTACCTTAAAGAATATAGAATCAGCGTCTACAAGTATATTAATATTACCCATGCCATGGCCTCCAAATTACTTCAATGCCAAGTTCGGTATCTACTTCTTTACGGTCATGCTCATTACGGGGCTTATCAAATACTGGATTAGTATAAGTTACGGTTTCTTTAATTATATGGCTTTGTCTAGTATGATAGCATTTAACCATATGATTCCAGTCACTAAGCGTATACTCATCAGGTTTCTTATGAGTAGTAGTATAATAACCTGGATGTTCTATTGATTCAATTGTTTCCATTAGTGTACTTCCGCATAGTTGTTTCCGATTGATCCTTCACCTGCCATAATTGTAACGCCCACATTTTTAGGGCCTTCAGCAAATGATTCTATTAGTATTTCTAATACTCTATCAGCATCTTTATCAGCAGCAGACCAAGCAACTTCGTCATGATAATACAGACGAGGTTCAGCATCTAAGCCTTCTTCTTTAATCTTTTGTAATTGATATGCAACAGCTGATTTAGTAGTGATAGCTTCACATGATTGCAAAAGATAATTAAGCGTTTGATAGGGCTGCGGTGTATATACTTTACGACCATCTAGTCCAGGTATATAACCTTCAATAGCTGAAGAGGTTTTCTTCCAGATTTCTTCAATCCTTTCTTTCAAACCTTTTAATCCAGGTATGGCATCACCATATTTTTCTATTGAATCATTGCCTGCTTTAACAATCTTTTTACCAGTTAATACTTGACCTAGCTTTGTAGGGCCAGCACCAAATAAGAATGCGTAAATCCATGTCTTAGCAGTTCGTCTATCAGTTCCGATAATATCAGCATTATACTGATGTATATCTCCAGATAGTATTTGATCTGTTAGTTTTTGATCATTAACATAATGAGCAAGACTACGAAACTGATTACCGCTAGAGTCAGCACCGACGATTTTCCTACCTTCTTCTGCAATAAGTAGTTCTCGTAGCTCTTTTCCCCACGGTGCATTAACAGCCGGCAAGTTTGCAATAACTTCATGACGGCATCTGAATGTCGGTGTACCAACAATCCACAATCTTCCGTGCAATCTACCTTCTTGCAATTGGTTAAGCCATCCTTCAAGCACACCCTTTCGGGACCTAAGCGTTGTCCATTCATTTATAAGTACTCCATGTTCACCTACTTTTTCAAGAGATGTAGCAGTTAGTTTAGGTGATTTCTTTTCCCAACCATATACACCGCGTTCCATTTTCCAATCATCAGGTTCCCAGCCAATAGAATATAAATATTCTTTTACCTGTTCCATATTTCCTAGATTAGCTTTAACAGTTTCTTTACGTTGAAACTCTCTGCCAGCTGGAAGAATATGTGTATCAGTAGTCTTAACAGATTGTTTAAAGTACTCGCTAAGCATCCTAGCGGTTGTTGCAGTATACTCACCTTTCTTAGTAAACTTAGGTGTCTTAGGTACTTTATCAATGTACTTTACGATAGCTGGAAGGTTAGGTTCAATTACGTTTTCGATATATTTCATACGATTAAGTAATAGATCTAAAGTTTTATTAGCTTTAGCTATATCAAATTGCCAACCATAATAGCGACAATAAGCATCGAACTTAGCAGCTTCCATTTCACTACGAAGGCCCTCTCTAATTAAAGGTTGTCTTGCAGCTAAGAAAGAAAGCTCTTCCATTAGTTTCTTAAATATAACAGTATTTAATTGAACATCACGTATACAATAAGTCATCATCTCATCTGAGAAATTTGACCAATCATCGTAATCAAACTTAGAATATTTAAGATGCTCACCCCAACCTGCAAGACCATGTTTATGTGGTCTACGATAGTTAAGAACTTGAGAGGCTATCCATGTATCAAAGAACTTTTTGCTATATAAATCAATATCATAGAGCTTAAGTATTTGTAAGGCATCAAAGCCAATACCGTTATGTGCAACTAACAATTCTGCATTTTGTAGTACTGCTAATCCAGTTTCAATATTGCCAGAATATTTATCAGAGTTATCTGTATATTTCATTATTCTACCAGTATCAATATCTTCCATGACTAAACACCAAATCTTAGTAGCATTTAAACCATCGGTTTCAATATCAAATGTTAACCTCATTGGGTTCCTTTCCATTAGCACATGGTGGACAAGTAAATTCTTTATTGTCTATTGCCATATGATAATATTTTTTGTTACATATTTTACAATTAGTTATTGCAAAGGGTTGTTCAGTTAAATGATCTAATTCATTTCGATATGAGCTTTTTGACATCAACATAGTATCCATTATATTTAGAAGTTTTAATATTATCTAGTAGATCCCAGTAAGGTAAGGCTCCTAACATATTAACCTTTACTTGATCGCCATCTTCAAGGAGACGTTCTGGTCTATAGTTCCATTCACAAAAGAAAAAAGTTTCTGTAATATCACGCTGTCTTAATATATAAATAAGCTTTTGGCATGGAATATTATACCATTTCTTTATAAATTTAACATCAACATTGCCGTAAATACTACAGACACCATCGACTTGCCACCGATCATCATCATCCCAAATACCTTTAGATATCATATCCCATTCAAATATTTCGCATTCAATATCTAATCTTAATTGTGTTTCAGATCGTTGTCCAGGATTATATATTTTAGCACGTTGCTCTCTTTGATTAATAAAATCTTGAGTGACTTCAATGCTAGCTATTTTATTATTTAGCATTAGCTTTCCTTTCTTGGAAATAAACTTGAAATAAATCCTACAGTGTACGTATGGTCTGGTCCAACCCATCCTTCAGGTTTAATAAGGTCAGGTAAACCAAGAGGGTTGGGACGCGTAGCTTTAACACCAGGTCTTTTCGCCATGTTTG